TGTTGCTTCTAAACTAATTAATAATGATTCCAATCGGTCTTGTCCTATTTGTGAAACATATTCATTTAAATCAAATGACGATGTCTATATGATAAAGTTTAGTTGTTGTGAAAAATGTTACATCCAATGGGTTGAGGGACGAGAGGAAAGATGGAAAAAAGGCTGGAGGCCAAATTAATGTCAAATTCAAATATGCTAGAAATCATTCAGGGACTCGCTCAAGCAGCAGCTAATGCTTGGAACGGTTCCCACGATGGAAGGTTTACCATCGATGAAGAAGAAAAGAAAGTTGGACTTCGCAGAGAAGAAGGTTGTCCGATTTTAGACAGTCGAGTGAATGATGGCTTTGGTGTAAAGTTTACAGGTGATTTGATTTGTATTAATTATCAAGCAGACATTAAGCTTAAAGAAGTTTATGCCGGTAAGTTTGAGCAAGAAATGGAAGGTATGATTAACGATATCAAAAACTTTTTACAGAAAGAATACAAGTCCGTTACAGGTAAATCTGTCACTCTTAAGCCAGAAGGCGAAATCGATGTACTTGTTCAGTCAACTTCGCGGGTTCGAAGCTGGGTTCAAGCTCACCAATATTTTAAAATTAATGGACTTAAGATGGATCCAATTCTTGCTCCTTCTGAAAAGAAAATAGATAATGTAATTAAAGAATTTATTGGAAGAACAAAAGGTATTATTAAATGAAACTTACAAAAAAACAACTTAAGCGAATGATCCAAGAAGAACTCGAAGGTGTTCAAGAAGTCGGCGGTTATGCTCATGATCCGGCAGCAGAAGAGCAAGCTCTCGTTGCTGCTTTACAACGAGCTAATAGTAATTTAGGCGAAGAACATGTCACAAAAATTTTCAATGACCTTATGGCCTCTAAGGACGTTCCCACACCCCCCCTGGAAGAAAAGAAGAAGCAATAGGATGGTATGGCTTATAAGTTATCTAAGAAGGAAATTGTAACCGAGATCGTTAGATCCGGTAAAGACCCTTCTTATTTTATAAACAATTATTGTCGAATCTCTCATCCCATGAGAGGTTTAATTACTTTTAACACTTATCCGTATCAAGATGATTTGTTAAAGGATTTTAACGATTTTCGGTTTAATATAATTCTCAAAGCAAGGCAGCTTGGAATCTCAACGATTACGGCTGCTTATTGTGTTTGGTTTATGCTTTTCCACAAAGAAAAGAACATTCTTGTTATCGCAACAAAGTTCAGCACAGCGGGGAACCTTGTTAAGAAAGTCAAAGCTATTATGAAAAATCTTCCGGAGTGGATGAAAGTTTCAAGAGTAGAGGTAGACAACAGGACTTCCTTTGAATTATCAAATGGATCCACGATCAAAGCCGCCTCAACCTCTGGTGATGCCGGTCGTTCGGAAGCATTATCTTTGCTCGTTATAGACGAGGCCGCGCACATAGACGGCCTTGCAGAGCTTTGGACGGGCCTCTACCCCACTTTGTCCACAGGAGGGCGCTGTATCGCTCTAAGCACCCCTAATGGGGTTGGCAATTGGTTTCACAAAGCCTATGTTGGTGGAGAACAGGATGAGAACGAGTTCCACACAATCTCTCTTAAGTGGGATGTTCACCCGGAAAGAGATCAAGCTTGGTTTGAGAAAGAAACAAAAAACATGTCTCGGAGACAAATCGCCCAAGAACTTGAATGTAATTTTAACACATCAGGAGAGACAGTTATTCATCCTGATGATATAGCTTGGATTCTTGAAAACACGAAAGACCCTTTATATAGAACAGGGTGGGATAGAAATTTTTGGATTTGGGAGAAATACCAAGAAGGCAGTTCTTATTTATTAGTGGGTGACGTTGCTCGGGGGGATGGAACAGACTTTTCTGTATTTCATATTATCAAATTAGAGACTATGGAAATTGTTGCAGAGTATCAAGGAAAGCCTACGCTTGATATGTTTTCAAGAATTTTATATGATGCTGGTTTAGAATATGGTAAATGTCTTTTGGTGGTTGAGAATAATGGAATTGGAATTTCTGTATTGGAAAAATTAAATGATTTAGAATACCCCAATTTATATTATTCTATTAAATCAACTCACGAATTTGTTGAAGCGACACAAGGAGAACATCACAATAGAGCAGTGCTTGGCTTTACTACATCAGTAAAGACAAGACCCTTAATTGTGGCAAAGCTTGAAGAATATATTAGAAATAAAATGATTAGCCTATATTCTATGAGAGTTTTTCATGAGATGAAAACATTTGTTTGGCATAATGGGAAACCCCAAGCTATGAGGTCTTATAACGATGATCTTATTATGGCTTTGGCAATCGCTTGTTGGGTAAGAGACACAGCTTTAGAAGTGAGTAAGCGAGACGTAGAATATCAAAAAGCTATGCTCAATTCTATGTTTTATAATGGTAAAACTTTGAATACATCTATTAGAGGCATGAATGAATACAAAGAAAAAACTACTTATGAAGAGAAACTACAAGAAGAAAGAGATAAACAATCACCACATTGGTGGCTTTACAAAGGATAATATAATATGCCCCCTTATCGAAAAAGAAGTTATAGATATAATCGTAACCAACCTTACAACCCATCATCTGAACTTTTTAAATCCCTAACTAGATTATTTTCTGGTCCCATTACACAACGAAGAACTCAAACTGGTCGGGAACTAAAGCGTAGGCATTTAGATATTTTTGCTAATACTTTTAGATCCGCTAGCGGGAAGCAATTTAAAAAATCAGAATACAACTATATGAATACCGTTAATATTAATGCGGTCTCAAACAAAAACAGAAATGATCGTTATGTTGATTTTGATGAAATGGAATATGTACCGGAGATTGCTTCTTCACTAGATATTTATGCTGATGAAATGACCACTCACTCGAGTATCAATCCTATGTTGAGGATCAATTGCCCTAACGAAGAAATCAAACATATTCTTCAAAACTTATACCTTAATATTTTAAATATTGAGCATAATCTTTTCGGCTGGTGTCGAACAATGTGTAAGTATGGTGATCTCTTCCTCTATTTGGATATAGACGAAGAGATTGGAATCAAAAATACAATTGGTCTTCCGCCTCAAGAAGTTGAAAGGATTGAGGGTGAAGACCCAACCAACCCAAATTACGTCCAGTTCCAGTGGAATAATGCTGGTTTAACGCTTGAGAATTGGCAAATGGCGCACTTTAGGATACTAGGCAATGATAAGCATGCTCCCTACGGAAGCTCGGTTCTAGAGGCTTCTAGGCGCATCTATAGGCAATTAATTTTACTCGAAGATGCTATGATGGCTTATAGGATTGTCAGGGCTCCAGCCCGTAGAGTGTTCAAAATTGACGTTGGTTCTATCGCTCCGCAAGATGTTGAGCAATATATGCAGAAAGTTATGACACAAATGAAGCGACATCAAATTGTAGACCCGACAACAGGAAAGGTTGATCTTCGATATAACCCTCTATCAATCGAAGAAGACTACTATATTCCTGTTCGTGGACAAACCAATACAGAAATTGTAAACCTTCCTGGTGGAGACTATTCAGGTCAAGTTGAAGACGTTAAATATTTACGAGATAAATTATTCTCTGCTCTTAAAATTCCTCAATCTTATCTCACTATGGGGGAAGGAGCGACAGAGGATGCCACAACTCTCGCACAAAAGGATATTCGATTTGCCAGAACAATCCAAAGATTACAACGAGTTGTTGTTGCTGAATTAGAGAAAGTTGGTATTATTCATTTGTTTACACTTGGTTACAGAAATGACGATCTTTTGTCATTTAAATTGTTTTTAAATAATCCGTCAAAGATTGCAGAATTACAAGAACTTGAACATTGGGATAAGAAATTTTCTGTTGCCGGTAATGCTACCGATGGGTATTTTAGTAAGCGCTGGGTCGCTGAACACCTCTTTGCAATGTCAGAAGATGAATTCCTTCGTAATCAAAGAGAGATGTTTTTTGATAAGAAATATGCAGCCAAACTTGAAGCTGCTGCCGGTGGCGGAGAAGGCGGTGAGGATCTTGGCGGAGAAGGCGGTCTTGCTGGTGGGATGGACGAACTTGGTGACCTTGGTGGAGAGGAAGAAATGGGAGACCTTGGTGACCTTGGTGGAGAGGAAGAAATGGGTGACCTTGGTGGAGAAGAGGAAGAAGTCCTTTTGGCCGAACCTCCCGGAAAGCGGAAGGATGATCAGACCCCGTCTTATCGAAGACCAAATAAATATAAAATGAAAAAAGGAGCCGGCAGTCCGGCTAGGAAAAAGCGCCATTCACAGATTCATAGCCCCACTAAAGAATACGGCAACACAGCCAGATCAAGAACCCCTGGAATGGCCGCAGCGGCGACTCCAAAAACGAACCCTCTAGCCTATGGACGCGTAACAGAAGAAAAGTCATTCGAAGATTTGGAAGAACAGAAACTATTTAATATAGACTCTGATGTGCGAGGACTAATCGAATCACTATTTAAAAAGGAAAAAGAACATGAGACACAATAAGAAAAGAAATACCGCTTTTCTTTACGAATGTTTAATTATGGAATTAACTAAAGCTATTGTACGTTCCGATAATACAGAAAAAGAAAAAATCATAAACATCGTAAGGGAATATTTTAATAGGAATACAATTCTTTACGAAGACTTACAACTATATAAACAACTTTTAGAGACCAAAATAACTAAAAGGGAAGCTAGTCGTTTTTTATTCGAGGTCAGAAGGGATTGGGAAACGATTTCAAGAAAAAAAGTATTTAATGCACAAACTCAATTGATTAAACAAATAAATGAAACGCTCTCTTCCGATGTGTTTCGGGGCTTTGTTGAAGGATATCGGGACATAGCTACTGTTGGCTCTTTCTTGCAATCCTCAACCCTCAAAGCAAAACAAAGAATTGTTTCTGAAGATCGAATGTTCCGGATGATTTCACAGGAAACTTTGGAGACAAAAGATATTAAACATGTTGATAACTTAACTTATAACACTTTTGTAAAAAAGTTTAATGAAACTTACGAACATACTTTGCGAAACGAACAGAGATTACTTTTAACAAATTTTATTACATCCTTTTCTGATAATGGTCTTGGTCTTAAAACCTTTATGAATGAAGAGCTTGGAAGACTTAAAAGTAAAATGGAAAGCTTGATTGAAACAGATAATGTTTCGGAGTCCTACAAAACAAGAGGACAAAAAGTATTAAATAAATTAGAAGAATTTTCTAAAACCCCGATTAATGAAGAAATGGTTAAGGATGTTTTTTACATTCAAGATTTAATTGCGGAGTTTAATAAAAATGAAGATTAGTATTATTCCGGACATCCTCGCAGAAGAAGAAGAGGACATGATTAAGATAAGGATAGAGGACAATGACGTTCTTCCTATGGAAGAGGAAGAGAACGACAGCATTAAAATGAAAATTGTTCCTAACCAAGATCCTAATATTATTAGGATAGAAATTGTTAACCCCAATGAAGAAAAGATTGTTTTTCATATGCAAGCACGAAAAGCTTTGAATGGAGACATTATGATCTTTGACCATAAAGATATTGATATCGTTCTTATGCCTGAAAAGAGCAAGGTTGTGGCCTTTGCTAAAGACATGATGTCAGAGATTGTCTATGGCGCTGAGTCTCGCCTGATGGAATACTTGCGTAGAGTAGGAATCATAGAATATGATTCTATTCAAGGTGGAAATGTTTATGGTTCTCTTGAGGGTAAGATACATAAATCAACGGACTTGGATGCCATGAAGGTTACGATTTATCAAATAAGCGAATGGTTAAATACTGAGAAGCCATTGATGGCTGCGGACGAGGCTCATGATGATATGTTTCAAAAGCACCTTCTTGATCCGGACGCAGATAAATCAACTGAACTTGGAGAGGTTCCTCACGAAGAGGAGAAGGGTTCAATAGATAATTTCGGTGTATTTTCTCCGTATTGGACAGGACGGTATACATATTAATGAATATTACAATGGTAGAAATGGATTTAGGTATGATTTGGTTTATATTAGCTTGCTACGGACTTACACAGATTTTGGTTTGTTCAAAGATTTTTGAAAAGATTCGCCCAAAGAGAGACCAATGGGGTCTTATAGGCTACATGGCCAATTGTACTATGTGCATGGGCTTTTGGGTCGGAATGTTTTTGTTTTTCATAAACGCATGGACAGAACTATTTACATTCAAATACTCAATCGGGAATATGTTTATTTGTGGTTGGGTCGGTTCGGGGACAAGTTATTTAATCTCAATGCTTGTTAACGATAGCGGGTTTCGCACTTACTTGGAGGCAAAAGTAGATGAATAAGAAATGGATGTTACAACCAGTGCGGCGGTGTTGTTCTGGAAGCTTACTCAAGCGGGTAGCGCCCGCATTAAGGATTTAATAAAATGAAATTTACAAAGAAGACATTAAAGAAAATAATTAAAGAAGAGGTGTTTCGGCATCGACTAAAAAAGGAATCAAAAAACATGAAAATCTCACAAAAACAACTTAAACAAATGGCCAAAGAAGAATTCGATAAGTATATGGAAGCCTGGAATTATCAAAAAAAAGGAATGGATCTTAGGAACCGTGAGGACGATGGAATCACACCCGGAGATATGCTTACTGTTTATGTTGGGTATGCCGGCAAGCAGCAAGAGTTTCAACTTCAACACGACGAAGGTGGAACAGAGCTTCTTTATATTGTGAGAGATGGAAAAACAGTCTTTATTTCTCCCGAAGGAAACTCCCAGAGGATCAGGCGACTTCAAAGACAACCAGATGGTAGCATGATTGATTTACTACCCGATTTGGCTCCGGTATTAGACCCCGGACAAGAACAAAAACTGATACAGGTACAATAATGCCACAGAAGCTTTTAACAGAATTTTTTGAATTATGCAAAGATGGTATTTGTCAAGATCTTCTTACTGAAAGGGAGAAGAGAGAAGTATCTAATGGTGCTACCTATTTGTCTGGGCGGATCCAAGCCGCAGATACGCCAAATGGTAATGGTCGTGTGTATCCTAAAAAAGTTCTTGAGAAAGAGATTAAAAATTATATGAAGATCGTTGGTGATAATAGAGGCACAGGAGAACTTGATCATCCTGAAGATTCTGTTATTAATCTTAAAAATGTTTCCCACATGATGGTAGATGTTTGGTGGCAAGGTAAAGATGTAATGGGGAAAATGAAAGTTCTTGACACTCCATCAGGAAGAATTTTAAAAGATCTTATAAGTGCTGGTGTTAAATTGGGTATTTCCTCTCGAGGATTAGGAACAGTTAAAGAAGGAATGGATGGTAATGATATTGTAGAAGAAGATTTCCAATTGATTTGTTTTGATATTGTTTCCGAACCTTCAACACCGAATGCTTTTGTCCACCCTGAAGGAAAAAGGGCAGCTAGTTCGTTTAAAACAATGAGAGAAAATAAACAAAATCAAATTGATAATTTGTTTGATAAAATTTTGAGAGATTAAGATGAATAAACAAGAATTAAAAAAGATTTTAAAACCTTTAATTAAAGAGTGCATCAAAGAAGTAATTTTTGAAGATGGTACTCTCTCTTCTATTATAGCGGAAGTTATGAGAGGTGTCGGAACACAGCCTTTGATTGAACAAAAGAAGGCACCACCACAACCTAAGATGCAAAAACAAAATAATAAAAAACTTCAAGAACAAAGAAAACAAATGCTTGACGCGATTGGCAAAGATTCTTATAATGGTGTCAACATATTTGAAGGCACCACGCCAACACCCAGCCCATCGCCACAAGGCCAGGGTCCATTAGCTGGCACTGCTGCAAATGATCCGGGTATCGATATTGGTAATTTCACCAATGCTGCTGTTTGGAAAAAGCTAGCGGGGAATTAATGGCCATAAATTATACAGTTAAGGTCCGTCCGAGGGATGATATCGAACGAGTAATTAAGCGTTTTATTAAAAAAACAAAGAAGCTTGGTATAATTGACGAAGTTAAAGAGCGAAGACATTATGTGAAACCTTCTGATAAAAAACGGCGGCATAAACAACTTGTTGAACGAAGACGTAAAAAAGACTTAGAAAAACGTAAAAAATAGACTATTTATAGTAGTATTTTATACGTTTTATATATTTTTGGAGAAAAAGGATGTCATATTTAAAACATAATAGTTGGGGAAGGACTCGTAGACCAAAAAACCCTGCCGGTGATGGAACTGCGGTTGCTGTTACAACCATCTCGGCTTTAACCGCCTTGGATATCGCCGGCACAGGTTCGAATGCAACGATCGCCAACAAGGTTTATAAAACAGAAAATCAAAGGTATATGCACCTGCATTGCTCTGGTAGCAACGCAAATGTTACAAATGTTTATACTTATCTTTACGCGGCCCAGCAATGGAGTGAGCTAAAAGTTCGCGATAACGTTGATGGTGTTATGGTTGGGACACCAATCGTGTGCGCCCTCAACCAGCATGTTATCGTAGAGATTGGCGGTGCTGACCTCGTTGCTATTGCTGGTTCTGATAGTGTATATATGGCATTCAGTACGTTCTAAGAGGTTTAGATGGGTGAATTTGGATGGGCATATGTCAGTGGAGCCAGCCCGATACAAACAGCGGGTGGTTCTTCCGGTTCGGTTCAATTTGCTACTAGTCAAGCAGGCATAACTGGATCTGCTGGTTTTGTTTATAAAAATGAAGTAGATACATTGGAATTAACTGGTGGTTTTAATATTCTTGGTGATATTAATATAACTGGTGATATAACAGCTAGCAATTTTGTTATTGAAAATGTAACAGAAATTAATTCTGGTGGATCTAGTAAATTTGGTGATACATCGGACGATGTTCATCAATTTAGTGGTAGCGTGTTGGTTTCCGGCAGCTTATCCTCTTCTCTTGCTATTTCTGCTTCTTCGTTTTACGGAGATGCCTCAACATTAAGTAATTTGCCTGTTGCGGCTATTAATACCTATACCGATTATGGGGTCAACAGGCTGATAACCTCTGTTAGTGATACAGAAGTTCAAGGCGAGAGTGATTTAACTTGGAACAATGCTGTTTTGGGGATTACCGGAACTGTATCTGCTAGCAACAGTGTCAAAGCCGCCACTTTATCGGGCAGCGGCACAAATGTATATAATATTAATGCCACAAATATTTCTCAAGGCACTTTAAACAATGGCCGACTACCAGCAGACATTTCAGTCACAACTTTAACTGGTGCCATTAACGCTGATAATATTGATGATGGAACAATTGGCAATACTTATTTGCCAGCAGACATTTCAGTCACAACTTTAACTGGCTCTGGTGGCGTGTCTGGATCGCTTGGACTCTTTACAGCTTTAACGGTTGGGGGCTTGACTTCTACGGGAGACGCAGTAATAACGGGTAGCCTTACTGTTTCGGGATCCGTATACGCAAATGAAGTTATAACAAACGTAGTTAACAAAAACGTTATACAACTTACTGCTACAGGGTCTACAACATTTGGTGATACATCGGATGATATTCATCAATTTACTGGCAGTGTATTGGTTTCTGGTAGTTTGTCAGCCTCTCTTGCTATTTCAGCTTCTTCATTTTATGGAGACGCTTCAACATTAAGT